TATACATTATGCGAAGTAGTATATATTCAAAAAAATTAAATTTTATCTTTGATAAGGTTAACTAAGTCGTTAGCCTTTTCCACATTTAAATAATGATCATAATAGTCAGCTTTAAGAAACATAGTTAAATGAGGTCTAGCAATACCCGTCTCTTTACAAAAAGATGTAAGATTAAGATATTGTTTTCTTTCATTGATAAATTCACGACATTCGCTTTTAGATAACATAGGCAACACTCCTTTATAATATAAGTGTTCGCATATGTATATTATGTAATGTATAAGTATATAATTAACTTACAAATTAAATATATCATAAATAAAACTTTATGTAAATATAATTACATAAAGTTGATTAAATTATTTATATAATACAATATTGCCAATATAATTTATATAATTAAACATACTAATTTTTTTTATACATAAATAGTCAACTTCATTATGAATAAGCAAATCATAAACAATAGCAAATCTTTCAAAATCAACACAATAAATATATTTAATAGTTTTTTTAACAATATAACTAATACAATAGTATTCATAAGTTCTCATATTAATCACCTCATAAATAAATTATAATAAATTTATTTCTTATTTACTATTTTTATATAACAAAAATCATTCTCATATAAACCATCTTCGTCCAAAAAGAAATCTATATCTACCTCTTTATTATATATAACTTTAGGTTCACTAATTAAACCATTACTACAGTAATAATATTTACTAAATATCCTATCTTCCATTTTTGTAATATACTTACTAATATAACTAGAAATTTTAGAATGACTTTCCAACCCTTTATCTATTTTAACCGCAGTATTATAACCTTTATTATCTTGCCATGAAACAATATTATATACATCTCTATCCGTTTTACTTTTTATATTTGCATTTACCAATTGCATTTTATTATTACTATCCCGTATTAGCCCGTGCCAATGCAAAGCACCGTCCTTATGCAGTTCGGGAACAATTATATACTTAATACCATGTTTCTTAGACTGATTTTTTAAATACTCTAGTGTTCTTTTTTTTAAATCTTCCAAATTATACCTATCTTCTACTTTATCCTTAGAAAATGTAAGAGTTATAAAATAATCCCAATCATTGAGAATAGCCATATTAAACACCTTAGACTTAGAACGTCTCTTAGACCTTGCAATATTATATTTCCTAATATCTTCATAATCATAAAGCAAACCCAACTTTTTAAGAAACCTGTCTAAATCAGTTAAACCGTCATTGTAAACCGATATATCATACTTACCGTCTTTATCCTCTTCTATATAGTCCCTAATCTTGACATTATTCTTAAAAAGTATTTGCTTTTCAAAAGACCCGTAATCTTTTACAACGTAGTTAGTATAGACGTTACATTCTTTATCATGCAATCCACTTAAATCTATAACAATCACCTACAATCTAGGGGGTACCCCGATAGTGTCCCTATATCAAGTAAGGGACACGCCTTTAAACCATTTTTTTCACTCGCCGTTAGGCGTCCTAAAGTGTATATATACACTTTAGGGTTGCAACAGTGTTTATGCCTTACACTTCCACAACAACAAAAGTGCATAACCGCTGCGCTTTTATAACTTTTGCGGTTGTGTCGTTGTCGGCTACGTATTATAATTTAGAACCTACTCGGCTCGCTTTGCTCGTGGACCCTCGTTGGATCTAAATTAAAATACTATGTTTTTAATTTTTCACCATTATCCCAACCATAAGAATTATATAGAGAACGTATATAATCACTTTGAATGAACTTAATTTTCTTGAACGGGTGTATCTTCATTTTTTTATTAATATCGACTTCCTCATAAAGTGCTTTATAATCATAGTCCCGATACCACCGAACTTTTGTATATCGTCCAAATATAGTCTTGCACACTCCATATTCGATAGTTAATCTACGAATAGTCTTATGTACTAATTCGTGGTCTTGACTAGCCCAATAGAACATTTTGCCATTACCTTTGCGGTTTAAGGACAATGCTTGTCTTATCTCTTTAGGAAATACCTTATCAGTAGCGGGGAATTCATTTTGAACTTCGTCCCACATAAATACTATAGGTTTATCGTACTGCACACCCGTTTGTCTAACATCATTAAACTCAAAATCTTGGATTGACAAACCGAAATTAGTACAAATATAAATATCATTTCCATGTTTATTCCTTAAATTTAAAGCAATTTTAGTCATTGCCATAGTTTTTCCACAACCATACATACCCGTTAAACAACGTACACCGTACATGTGCAATTTTTTACCATATTTTTTAAATCTATATAAATCAATTAATTTCCATTTTATTAAATCTAAAAGTATTATCTTAAATTCAAATTCCTTTATCTTTTGTTTAGTTTCATTTTTCATAAAAAACCCCTTTATATAAATACTGTTGTTAATACACTGCGCCGTAGAACGTTGCGCAGTGTATTAATTAACACCAGGTATCTTTATATATACCCATTCTATAATTGCCCAAAGTATATCAATGCTAGCCCACAACACTACACTAGCGAATACCATTGCAAACGGCGAACTGCCAAAGAAATATATACCATACTGCAACAAATCATAAAATACACTTGTAATAGAGCCTTGCTCACTATTCATCTTAGGTAAAAGACCAATAAGAAAATTTGCAAAGCCAAAGAAAACTTTTAGCACCAATTCAGTTATCATTTTTCGCTACCTACCTTATTATTAGCATTTTGACCACTATGTCCGTCTCCCTCTATTGGTTTAGATTTTCTAATTAAAAACAAAACGTGAGAATAATGGTACCAACACAAGAATATAGCAACTAACCCCGTACCTAATGCACGAGTATAAGGCTGAGCATAAGAAAGGAAAGATAAGTCTATAGACTGTCTATGTCCAAAGATTGTAAAAACTATAGGAGTAAATATATCGCCCCTAACCTCTTTAGTTTTAGTAAGACTATCTAATATACTTAAATCTATACCAATTTTATTACTAAGAGTATCTTGTATAGTTTTAAAATTACTATCTAGAAAATTATCACTAGGAACAAATAGACCTTTTAATAAATTTCCTAACAACTCTAGAAAATAGCTAAGAACTTCCCCTAAAACATCAAAGAAAGTACCTATAAAATCAAATAAAGGCTGAAAAATAAGTTTGATTAAGTTACCAATAGCTGAAGTTAAAGAAGAAACAAGACCACCAAGAAAATCTAAAACTTTACCTACTGCACCCGTTACTTTATCAACTGAACCAACAACAAAATCAAAGCCACCGCTTATTAAACCGCCAATCGTATCGAACGCCGAACCAAGAAAATCAGTAAGCCCGCCGAAAATATCGCCAAACCAACCGGTAATATCTTCCCACCATCCGCTACTATCTTCCCCGGAATCTCCGCCACTACCTCCGGACGGATAACCGGTTCCACTAATAGCGCCGCATGAAAACCCATAGAATTAATCCTATCTAACAACGTAGTATCATTGGTTTCATAGCGAAATGAAGCATTAGAATTATTGACCTCTGCTACACCAACATTAGCAGTTGTAGCGTCGAACCAACCATCAGCAGAATTATAAATAGCATCACCAACAAATGAAATATTAAGAACAGGTTTACCACCGTAAGAACCTTCCTTAAAAGTGGCGCTATTATAATAATAAAATTCTATTTCCTTATCATTTTTTAATAAAATAAAACAATACTTGTACTCTTTATCTTGAACCGTATAAGCATTAACACTAGAACCAGTAATAAATATAGAACTAAATACAATACCTAAAGTAAGAAGTATTTTTTCAATTTTGTGATTTTCCTTAAATTTAAGAATATGATCACGCGCATTTTTTATAATTTTCATAAATTTTTATCCTTTCTATAAAATTAAAGGGCTAGGAATAAATATCCTAACCCAATATAAGAAGTTAATCTTATAAGAATTTATAAACAATTCTTGGGATAAGACTAACGCCAATCATAATTCCCATGATTGTAATGCCGACAGGTAATAAAATACCTAAATCCGAATTAATACTGTCAGTAATCGGCTTTAACATTTCAGCAGTTAACATTTTTGATTTCCTCCTTATATAAAATTTCTTAAGAATTTATAAAACATAACTAAGAAGAATACAGCTAGAGCAACAACAAGACCCAAGTAAACAACATTATTATTTAATTGTGTATTGTATTGAAGTGTTTCCAAGTTATGGTTTATACTTTGTAACTCAACCAATAATTGGTCTTGATTGTCTAACTGTTGGTTAGACGTTTCGTTTTGCATTTGGGCTTGTTCATCTTTTGTATAAAAATACTGACTAAGCAGTTGATTAAGTACCTCAATATCAATGCTTGATGTTTCATCAACTGAAGTGCCCTCTTGAATATCTTCATCCATAGTCACCTGTTACCTTTCAGCAATCCATAAATTGTACCAATAACTAAAGCACCTACAAAAAGCCATATCATACTCATATTATTGACCTCGTTTAATGAAACCACATACATTGACATAATTTCCATTTTTACGATAATTGAAATCGCCCTCTAAACCTAACATAGAAACAGTTTTTAAACCTTCGCACATCTGTTCATAAGCAACTGGTGTAAGCCATTCATAACCGCACAAACTGCCTTCAACATTATCCTTACCATGCTCCATATCGTTATAATGGACTTTTACACCCGTAACATGTTTACCTTGTTTATTTTCATAATCTAAACTTTCAATTCCTACAATCTTAATCATTTTCTTTTTCCTCTTTTCTTTATTTTTCATTTAATTAAATAAGAATACTTTATGTAAGAATAATTACGTATG